ATGGAAAAGACGGTAATAATGATTGAGTCAAAGAGCGGAAATCAGACTTGGTATATTGATAAAGGAGAAAAACGATGCTCGATTCATCGGGATGAACACTTTATAAAATGTGTTGATACAATCGGCGAGGCGCTTGAGTATATTTTAATAGAAAACCTTGGCGCAAAAGAAGTAAAGGTTATTAAAAATCAATAAATCAAACTAATTACTCACCAATAAAAGCTAATAATATTGAATGCAATGCCAGCAATACCAGTGACAATCCAAAACAAATGTAAGTGGCTTTTTCGCAGAAAACGAAAAATGCTATTGGAGGTACCGCAATCGGGTCTATTTCTCTCTGTTGATGAAGTGCGTTTATCGCTTCTGATTGATAATATTTCCGGCCACGACCTCGATATGCTACTCCACTATATAGAAATAGCGCGGAAAAGAGGATGCCGAATGCAAGTAAAGCTAAAGCCAATCCCAGGCACAGGCGAATATGAAGCGGTGCATGATTTTGTGTATGAAGGGCAACAAAGATGAAAATGAACGCCTCTTTTTAACATCGAAACGTAACGCGCGGAACGAGCGTGGCAGCTGGAAAGACAGCCCCCGAATTGGGGATAAAAAAATAAGAATAATGCCAATACCCTGGAATAACATATTAGTAGTAACTCTTGAGGAACTTGTGCCTAAGTTTTATAGCAGCTATCCTGTTTTGAAAGAGGTTATTCATAGGGCGGAAAAGCGTGGTTATGGTATACGCCGGGTGCAAAAAGGTGGTAATGGCAGGGTGATGCTTATTGATTTTGACAGCCTGCCACGCGAAATTCAGGAGGCGATTGGTGATCCACGGAAAGTAGAACATATACTTGAAAAGTATTACAAGACGGATCAGGCCGCGGTTGATTTTTATACCAATTTTAAGTTAGCTAACGGATTATATATTAAAGATAATATACAAGAAGAGTACATCACAAATGCCAGTACCCTTAAATCACTTCAGGCACTTAAGCTGGATCGGGAACGTGAGATACTGAGCAAAACAGGAACGCTTAAGGGAATAATGAAAACCATCTGGAGTGATGCTATGACTTTTAAACCATTTCAGGAAAAACGATTTGGTGTGGTGCACACCCTCCCGCGTAGCGAAGAGCGATTTAAGCAAACATACAACGATTTTCAAAATCAAAAACTGGGTTACATCAGTCTTATATCTGATAAGCATGGTAATACAAATGCGCTAAAGGTTACCGATGATGTGATAAAGTTGCTGAACAATATGTTCGCCACTCAGCCACACAAACCAACTTACACCGAGGTTGCCGGGCAATACGATGCCTTTTTAAATGGGTATTTAGAGGTTATTAATAATGAAACCGGTGAACTTTACGATCACAAAGAATTTAAAAAACTTAGTGAAGCCACAGTTTATAATTGGCTCAGAAAATGGGAAAATAAGATCGCCACATTCGCCATCCGGAGTGGAGACAGACAGCGGCTTATGGCTCAGTTTAAGCCATATCACAGCCTTGAACAGCCCCAATATTCAGGAAGTATTATATCTGTTGACGACCGGCAACCGGCTTTTGAGTACGCTAAGGGAAAACGTATGTGGTTCTATAATGGAATTGACCTTGCCAGCGAAGCGTTTACAACGTGGGTTTACGGAAAAACAAAGGATGGTATTATTTTAGACTTTTACCGGCAGATGGTTCGCAACTATGCAGAATGGGGGCTTAAGCTCCCTGCTGAAATTGAGTGCGAAATGTCGCTGAATAGCAGCTTTGCCAATACCTTTTTAAAAGAGGGCGCGATGTTTCAATATGTGCGTATTGAGGCTAACAACGCCCGCGGTAAGAGAATTGAACAGTATTATAGCCCGCTACGTTACGGATTGGAAAAGAAACGCGAGGGATGGCTGGCAAGGCCCTTTGCCCTGAGCGAAAGTAACCAGGCCGGTGGTGAAAAAGTTCCTTTTGTGGCTTACGATAAGCTTACAAACAACTGCTTAGATGATATTGAGACATGGAACAATATGCCGCACTCGGTGCATAAAGACAAAACACGCTGGGAGGTGTTTTTAGAAAACCAACACCCAGACTTAAAACCCACCAATTACAAAGCCATACTTCCCTTCCTTGGCTATAAAACAAAAACAAGTGTTCATGCAGGTATCCTTAATCTCCAGGAATCGGAATGGTTGCTTGGTGATGATGGTAAAATATACTTCGGAGAGCGATTAATAAACCTGATGACTATCGTGGAAGGTCAAAATATTGACGTGTATTGGCTCGATAAAAATGATGGCGGTGTGCTTAAGGCACTTATTTACATCGGAGATCAATATATCTGCGAAGCTCTTCCTAAACCAACATACGTGAAGGCCCGTATTGAACAAACTGCTGAAGATTTAGTAAACAGGGAGTTGATGAGTAAATATGTGGCTACTATTGAGGCTTATCAGAGAGATAAAAAACGTGAAATTGAAAATGTTACAATTGTTGATCACCGAAAAATAACCCTTAACGATAATTTCAAAATTGCACGTAATGGCGTGGTTACTCCTCCATCGCCAGCCACCGGAGAAGCTCTCCCTGAGCCGCCGGATGAATTTAATTTAAATGCTACTGAAACGAAATTTAAAACTCAATTAAAAGATAGATTTTAATCACCTAATTAATTTAAAAATGGAAATAACTAAGGAATTTAAAGACAAGGTAGTGGATGCGCTCTTAGAAGATCGCAAAAATTACGACGGAAGCGACACTGCTTTTGCAAAAAAATGGAGCATGGCTGGTTCAGTTTATAACCGGCTGAAAAAAGGCGAGCGTGAGGGCTTATTAAACAGTACACAATGGCTTACAATAGGAAGAGAACTAAACGTGAGTGTGAATGAACGGCGTTGGAATATGGCCAGAACAGATGTTTTTAATATTATAGAAGAGGATGTTCAATTTTGTAAAGAATACAGCAAGGGTAAGATTTGTGTTGATGATTGTGGAATAGGAAAAACATACAGTGCAAGGTATCTTTCCCGGACGCTTAAAAACTGTTTTTATGTGGACGCCAGTCAGGCAAAAACGAGGCAGTTGTTTATTAGGCTTATTGCAAAAACGATAGGTATTGATCATCAGGGTAAATATGCTGACGTAAAAGCTAATATTAAGTACTACCTAAAGACATTACCACAGCCAATGATGATTATTGATGAGGCTGGTGACTTGGATTATACTGCTTTTTTGGAGCTGAAAGAATTATGGAATGCCACCGAAGGAGTTTGTGGCTGGTATTTAATGGGTGCGGATGGCCTGCGTTCAAAAATTGAACGGGGAATAGCCAGTAAAAAGGTTGGTTATAAAGAGATTTTTAGCCGATACTCCGAACGCTACACAACCGTGGTTCCGTGCGATCGCCAGGAACGAATAGGATTTTACCGTAAGCTTATTACCGATGTGTTAAGTGTAAACATGAGCGACACAAGCAGGCTGAATCAGATTGTAAAACGCTGTCTTACCACCGACGGAGAACATATAGGTGGACTCCGTAGGGCAGAAAGTTTATTAATCCTCAATTCGTAATACAATGCGCGCTCTTACAATCAGAAATATATATGATAAGAAGTACAGCACACTGAAGCTTGACGGTATATACGCTGAGGTGTTTGGGGAGCCGGAGGATAACGGTGCGTGGTTGATTTATGGGCTGGATAAGAATGGAAAAACTTGGCTTTCGTTGCTTTTAGCTGAGTATTTGTCGCACAGAAATAAGGTGTTGTTTGTTAGCGCTGAGCAGGGTGTTGAAAAAGATTTTGGAGACACATGTAAGAGAATTGGTATAAGTGAAACGAATAAAACCATTCATGTTTTAGGGTATACACCAATTGAGGAGTTGGATGTGCGGTTGAAAAAGCGCAAGGCTGAAAAGTTAATATTTATTGACAATATAACCACTTACGAGGATGAACTTAAAAAGAGCCGCATTAATAAATTACTTCGAGACCATAGCGATAAGTTATTTGTGTTTTTAGCGCACGAGGAACGGAACGAGCCATATCTGGCTGCCGCTAAACATGTACATAAAATTGCTAAGATTATAATGAATGTGAAGGGCCTGCAATGCACCGTCAGCGGACGATGCCCGGGCGGTGTATTGACTATTGATGAAGAAAAAGCCCAGTTGTATTGGGGTTATAATGAATAATTTAATAATCAAATAATTACTAATAACTAAAAAAACAAACCTATGATTTCAATTAAAGAAGCAAAAGAAATAAGAGAACAGTATAACTACACACAATTGGTTATTTTGGGTGTAAAGAAAGATGGTTCTCAATGTATAGCAACGAGCGGAGATACTACCACAAATGCTCAATGTGCGGCTGATTTGGGTAATTATTTTAAGAAAAAATTAGATTGGCCCGATAAAAAATGTCATACCAAGCCACTTGAAAGAATTTGTAAAAAATGTTCATTCTGGAAAGATTTGCACTATGATCGTAGTGAACCAATTCCATATTATTTAAAAGGTCTTTGTTATTACGAACCAGTTAAAGCAGATCGATGTGAAAACGACATTTCCTGTATTCATTTTGATCCCAATTGTTAATTCTTAAAATCATGGCAAAACTAACTAAAAATCAGAGGTATTACCTTCACAGGAAGTTGAATGGTATCTATCGGGTAGAAGCGAAAAAGCGGACTATCTACATTCCATTTTCGGAAATAATCAGCAACTCGGTGAAGCAGCAGGCGATTTTGAACCGGCTTTGCGGGGGGGGGTATAATATTCAATCATTTATAGATTAAGGTTATGGAAACTGAAAAAAAGGTTACATACACATACGACTCACAGGCAAATCAGTTAAACGTTTTTGTAGACGGAAAATTGAGGGGTGGGTTTATTGGAAATATTGCTACTAATCGCTTCACAGAGTTATTAGACTCCGGGGCTGAAATAAAACTGACGAATACAAACACCGAAACAACTCGTAAAAGGAAAGTTCAAACAATCAGAATAATCTGGAAAAAGCTTGGGATAGATGACTGGAGAATTGATTATTTAATGGAATATGGTGTTGACAGTACTTCTAAGTTAAACATTGAGCAGCTTGATGAGCTGATAAATCGCTTCGATCCATTTGGCCGACATGGAGGTCGAAAGGTTGAAGTTGCGCCTGAAATTAAAAAGTTGTGGAGTGGTATTTTATGCTTAATAAACAAATTAGGTATTTACGCAGCAAACAACGACTGGAGTAGGGTTAATCAGTTTATGAGAAGTAAAAAAATTGCCGGCAAACTCCTTTTTGAAATAAAGAATACTGAGGAGCTCGAACAGTTGCGTAAGAAGCTAAACTCCATTCTTTACAAAAGGGAGGTTTCTAAGGCCGAAATTGAAAGATTAACAATTAACAACTAATAGTGATGGAAGGTCAAAAAAAATATACTATCAACAACAGTGTTTCCGATGCCAAAAAAATAATAGCAGATATTTATTCATTAACGGGTAGACATAAAGGTGGCGCAGAACAGGAGTTGAATAAGGCAACAGATGCCATGTATTCTTATATAAAAACGATAAAGCAACTAACAATTAATAATCAATAACTTTTAAAATTACAAATATGATTTATTCAATAAAAATTAAGGTAAGCACCAGTCATCCAAATAATTCTAACATAAAATATAAAGATACGATGCTTGATGGTATTTATTTTTCAGAAAAAAGGGTAATGAAAGAAACTATCAAGCAAAATGTAATCCGGTTTTTAACTGAGGATTTGGTTCGTAAATACCCTGGATTTGATTTTTCTTTTAACGTTTTAGATATTAAGACAATAAAAGAAGATTTTGTTTATAAAGGAGGTATATAATGGAAGGATTTAATGAACATAAAACCCTCGCGGAGCAAGAAGAGGAATTATTTAACTGGATGTTGAATAATACCCGTTCTGATGACTTTGTAAAAGTGGCATCACAGCGAAATAATATACTTGCTGAGATCGCCAGGTTACAAGACGATTCTAAACTTACAGGCGAAGATCGGAAATACCGACACGACCAATTTTCTCATATTTCAGTATTACCAGGAACCAACATTAATTCTTTTAGACAATGATAGTAGATGATGCAAAATTTATTAAAGACTGCCGTGCGCGAGTTGAGCGCAGCGAGAATCAAATCTGCCGTAACTGCAAAGGGGAAGGCCACTATCTTTCCGGGGATTGTCATGATGAAATTGACTGTAAAGTCTGTGGCGGTTCCGGGAAGGTAAAAATTGTGAAATTAATTTTTATAAAAGTGGAGGCGATATAATATGTGTAAAACGGTAGATAAAATAGATAAACTTAAAGAAGTGATCAGGTTTAAAGAGATTGGGCTTCAAAATCTGAAAAACAATCTTGAGTTGTTGGAAAATCAGCAATATCGGCATTGGGTAGGTAAGTATTACAAACTTTCATCTACATGCTACTTTCGTGTAGATGCGATTGATAACGTCCATCCCTCCTGCGTGTATGTAAGTGGATTAAAGATACAAGGAGGCGAAGGCGTCTCTGATTCTTTAGAAGTTAACTTTAATGGTAGTGAAGGTATTCCATATACATCTTCTGGCCCCGAAGAGGTTTCTGTAACCGATTTTTTGGGATTTGTATATGAAAGTTTAAAATCATTTAAAGAGCGGTTAGAAACTGAATTACAATAACTTTTTTAATAATTAAAACAATGATAAAAGCAATATATAATTTAGAAAAGCTTGTTTGTGTAAAAATACACGACGAAGAAGAGGAGCGTCCCAACTGCGTAGAATTAGTTTTTGAGGGAGGTGAAAAGCTTGATAAAGTATTTAGTAATTATTACCTGGCCTTGGATTTTGGAAGAAAAGTGGCTGGTGGTTTTAAAACCCGATTAGAAATAGAATGATTAAAAATCAAATACTTAAATGACAGAAGTTATTAATTAAAATAAACGCCTTGGGCGGGCTTTGTGAAACCCATTCTTTTATTATGGATAAAAAACAATTAGAGGCTGAAAAAGCCGAATTAGAAGAAAAGCTGAATAAGCTAAACGATTTTAATTCAAGTGAAGAGGCTAATGAAATTGACCCAGTACAGAAGTCTATTTTAATCATTCAGGCTGGCGCAATGTACACCTACCTCGTATGTATCAATGAGCTATTAACGCGGATGTAATTTCCAGTTTACAGGATAGCCTCTCGGGGCTATCCTACTTTACTAAGAACAGATGTAATAATCAAAAGATATAAAACAATGGATTTTCAAACACCACTTTCAGTAGCAGAATATATGGTTGGATTAATTCCAGCTGAAACCATGTCGGTTTTAGAGCCAACGCCTGGCGAAGGAAATATATTGAAATTTTTATCACGGTACCAGGTAACAGCCCCAGAAGACTTTTTTGCGCTGCAGAAAAGTCGTTTTGATTGTGTGGTTATGAATCCTCCATTTTCAAGTAAATATGCTTATGGGGTGCCAAATGACTTTGAGTATAAAGGAATGAGACTCGGATATTATATTTTAACAGAGTGTATGAAAATGTCTGATCACGTTATTGCACTAATGCCGTGGTTTACAATTTCAGATTCTGATGTTAGGCTTAGGCACTTAAGACATTTTGGTTTAAAATCAATCACTGCGCTCCCGCGCAAAACGTTTAAGTATGCTCGCATTCAAACATGTGTGTTTGAACTATCGTCCGGGTGGCGTGACAATACAATATTTCAGGTTTTTGAATAAATAATATAAACAATTAAACTGTATAACAATGGCAACAACACAAAAAGTAAAAGATGAGTTTTGGACAGATGAAACCGGTAGGAAAATTCCTATAAAATACGTTACCGGGCTGGCTCGCGCAAAAGAGCAAACGGCAGGGAAGCTGCTAAGGGATGCATTATCTCTTAATAAGAAATTAACCGTTTTTAAAACGGAGGTTAAAAAGCTTTGCAGTGACGTTGCAACAAAAGCTAAGGTGGAGTTGAAAGTAGATAATATGGCAAAGGGAACCTTTTCATTTTTCAACTTCGACCGGACAATTAAAATTGAAGTCTCCGCATCGGAAAGAATCGAATTTGATGATCTGACAATCCAGGCTTGTAAAGGAAAACTTGACGAATTTCTGAGTGAGAACTTAGATTCAAAGCAGGACTTCCTGAAAGAAATGGTTACCGATGCTTTTTCTACATCACGCGGGAAGTTGGATGCTAAAAAAGTGATGGGTTTAATGAAATATCGCACGAAAATCCCACACATGCTTTTTCAACAGGCCTTAGATTTACTTGGTGATTCTATCCGGCACCCGGATTCAAAAACTTACTTCAGAATTTGGGAACGGCAGGAGGATGGCAGATACAAGTTGATTGATCTTAACTTTTCATCGCTGTAGTATGAGCTCTGGAATATGCCCTTACTGCGGCTGTCAGGTTTATGATCCTTTCAATGGTAATGTAATGATTCATGATGTTGAAAAGTGTAGGGGAATAACATTTAAAGCAAAAAATGAAATGAAAAAGGTATATATAGCAGGAGCGGTAACGGGGTTAGATTATAACGAAGTGGTGAAAAAGTTTAATGAAGCTGAAGAGCGGCTACTTGATCAGCGATATATCGTAATTAACCCGGTTAAAATTGTCCCTCCAGGAACGGACTGGGATAAATCAATCAGGATTTGCATAAAGGCGCTGATGGGCTGCGATGCCATTGCTCTCCTACCTGGATTTTCTAATAGCAAGGGTGCGCTGCTTGAATATAACATTGCTAAAGAGTTGGATTTTACAAAGATTTTTCTATGAAAACAACTATACTAATTATCGGTATTATCACCATCACAACTCTTCTTGCTGTGATTTCAGCAAAAAAGTTTGTGAAGTGGATAAAATTTGCCGAAAAGCGCACCGAGGAGGAATGGAGATGAAAACGTATTTATTTACAGCCCAAAGTTTCGCCGGTGAGGTGGAAATGACATTTAATGATGATGGGCTACTCATTAAGATGGATATGAGTAAAGCAACATTGAACAGTGTGCAGATTGAATTTTTATTAAAACGTATGCCTATTCATATTGATCAGATCAAGGAACGATTTGCCGACTCAAAAAATCTAAAATTTACGCCCGTTGCGGACGTGGAAGTTACTTTTGACATGTTCTGGGATCGTTATGATGAAAAGATACGTAGCTCGAAAAAACGCGCCCTGACGCGCTGGAATAAGCTTACCAAGGCTGATCAGCAACGGGCTTACCAGTTTATTAATACCTATGAGTCCAGCCTGCAAAGCTGGACGCAAAAGAAGTATGCTGAATCATACCTCAATGCTGAGTTGTGGAACAATTCTAAATAAAAAATAATGGCTGAACCTATTAAATACGAAAAAGAAATTAGGGAATTCTATTCTGACATATTCAAAAGTGAGTATCTAAGTGATGAGGAATGGGAAGAGGCGTTAAATGAGGTTTTTAATACACCAGGGTATTCAATAGAAGAAATATCACAACGAATTGAAGTTGGTGTAAAAAACGGATACTCGTTAGGTTTTCAGTTTAATCTTGTTAAGCTGTTATTAGGTGATGATGAGAAAAAAAAATGAATAAATGAGATACATAGTATTAGGCGCTGTTGGTTACAAAAACGATAATAAACAGATTATACAAGAGTTGATTGAAATACAAGACAAAGAGCTGAATAGCGCTAAAGAACTGTTAGATTATAAAAAGCGACTGAAAAAGGAAACGGGATATAACAAGATTTTTCTAACTTATAAACGTAAATAAATGGCATACACGCGGGTTAATCTTTTAGAACGAATTGTTGAAATACAAAATCTGACGCTGGAGCACAAGAAAACCGGCGCTTCACAGAAGTGGATTTTTGATAATTTTATTCAAAAACAATATAGGATTAGCCGCTCTACGTATAATAGTTATCTTGCTATAAACGCAAAAGCGCAGTTAAAAAAAATTAAACAGCAGTATTAAAAGATTTACTATTTTTGAAAGGTATTAAATTGACCAAAACATTATAACAATACAAAATAAATTTATGAAAACAAGATTATTAATTATTTTATTTTTCATCACCACCATCGGTGGTTTTGCCCAGATAACAGTTAAAACCGCCGCTGCACCTGTTATTAAACATGTTTATGATAGTACTGTAAATGTTAATCTTGAAGACTTGCAAGGTATGAAGGGGCAAACAATATTTTTCCCTCCAACTTCTTCCGGAAAAGAGGTTACTTTCGACAAAAGTTTTGTGTGGACGGTAATTTATAGCGATTATAACCATAGTGGTATAAATACAAATAAGTGTGTTTTGAATAAATATTTTATAATAGATGATGTTTTACCGCATAATTATGATTTAACTCCTAAAAATGACACGGTATTTTTTAAGTTGGTGAATAAGGATAATGATTCCATTATTTATTACAAAATGGGTAAAGAAGATGATGGTTATCATTATTATCATGAATTACCATTTATAACCCAGGGTTATTATGAAAAATTAAAAAGTAAAATAGGTGAAAAATATCATAAAGATTCTCGTTATTCGGATAAAAAAGTTTATGAAATTAATACAGGAGAAGAGATACCACTTAAGGAAAATGAAATATATACAATATCTGATGTTATTGTAACTAATACAGGTGAGAAATTTTTAAAGCCTGCGTTTGTTTTAAAGACCAGTTCTGGAAAGGAATTTATGCGATCTGATTTTAATTGGTTTAAAAAGGTTAAATAAAAAAAGCCACCTACTGGGTGGCTTTTTTTATTTCCGCTATCTGCACTACTGGCTTTGTTGTCGTGTTTTCTACCGGCATCGCCGAGGTGTCAGTAACCGTGCAGTTGTAAACAATCCTGTATTCGCGTATGCCATCATCCCGCTTCACACGTCCCGTAGATATCCTGGTTAAAAGCCCGTATTGTTGTCCTGGGCTCCATCCATGCAAAACCTTGTGAATATTCTCTATAATCCGCCATATGGATACGGCTGCCGTTTTCTGTGCTGCCGGAGCTCGCAGGCTGGTATTGGTAAGCTTCAGGTCGGCCACTCTTATGCTGATATTCATTAGCCCGTCCTGTACAAGTTTGCCCTGGTTCTTCCATGAGATGTTCTCAATATCCACCAGCACTCCTGGGAATTTTATCGGAGGATTGGGACTATAATAATCTAATTGCCCCCAATCTTCGTCTATGTATTTTATGGCAGTTTCCTTTGCTGCAAGGCGGGTAATTATCGCCGTTAAAATGTCATTTATCATCTTTTTAAATGTTGTTTAATTTGTGTTGAAACCTCTTTCATGTTAGCATCAGCCACCCGCTTTACAGCATCGTCAACCTGTGGATGCGGCCCGATAAACCGGCGTGGCCTTATGGTAAGTTTGTCGCCAACTTTTTTTAATGCCAGGGCTTTCCAGTAGGCGGCTTCTGTGTTTAATCTCCTATTCCGGGCGGTATTATTTGCCGATCGGGTTTTTATACTATATGTCATTCCCCCGGCAAGGCTGTAATACATCGCCCAGAAGTATTTTTTCATTTTAGCGGTAATGGTTATGTCTCCGCCTTCGTTCTGAATTTTAGCATATGCCATAGCGTTTGTAAAATTTATACCACTACTCTGCACCTGCGCTTTATTTCCGCGACGTAATGCCGCTGATCGCATCATCAGGCTACCGCGTTTATTAGGTATTATGGTTTCCGGCCACGGCTGATCAAAGAATGCTTTACGTTCAAAGTTGCGGTCAAACTCATCAAAAAGCTCTACTTTTAAATCATTCAAAAAAAATTTAAAAAAATTTTGTGCCATTTGTCGAAATTGATTAAAAGCGTTGTATCTTTGTACCTGAAAAATGACTTTTCAAGTTATCCTTAGCGAAAGCACACGGGGAAGGTGACGGAAGGGTCATTTTTTTATTTATGTTTCATATAGTACAGATAAATCCCATCCTCATTAACCTTGCATTTCAATTCAAGCAAAGTCCCATTATAATCATACTGATATACCTTAAACACACTGGCTTTAGCGTGTTTAGACGGTTCGCTATGTAAAAACTCAGCCTGTTGAATAAAAACATGAGCCTGTTTTGCTAATTCTAATTTTTCAACATAACTTTTATCTGTTTTATACTTAGAAATAATCTCTTTGTAAAACGTTGAATTTACAATTATGGGTTCTTCCAGGTCTATTCTTTGAACTTCAAACCTTTTAGCTTCAAATTTTCCAACCTTCTTGGTTGGCAAGTTGTTTTTATACCATTTTACCAGGTTTTGAGCGGCTTCGGTTTTTTCAACACTACTTTTCTTAAGCCCACCAATAATATTGTTGACCCGTTCACTTACCTGCCGGTAAGGATGTTTGGGCGGAAATATGACTCTTTGCTTACCCGGATTAAATCGGAATATCTCAGCACTATTATTACCGTTTTTATCAAGCTGGGTGGTGGCAAGCTCTCCTTTTTGCTGTGCGTCGGCACTGTTACTTACCTGATATTTTCCTTTACGAACCAATACAACAAAACACCGGCATCGCCATCCGTTTAATGGGTAATATTTTTCCCAAAACGGATCATCAAAAGGCAGGGTGATTAATGCTAATACGCGGTGAGAATTTCTCACCTTACTGTCTCCTGCTGTACGGTATTGCAGATCATACCTGTCGCTTTCTTTTTCAAAATCGCTCCAATGAGCAGCCATCTGAGCAGACTGGGTGGCAAACTGGTATTCCGCTTCCAGGTATTGTTCGTTATAGGTTTTATGGATTGCCTGTACTTCGCGTGTAAACTGCGCCAGTGGTTTTATTTTACCATCTTCTGTGGTGAGTAACCCGGAGGCTTCTTTTAGCTCCGCATGTGTTTTACAGCCTGAAAATAGGAATACATCGTTCCGTAGTTTATCCAGCATCTCTGCTGGTGGCTCATTATCGGTAATGCCTTCGCTAACACCCTTATTTAAAACGCGGCTGGTCTCATCTACGAGTTTTCGTAAGGGTTTATCTTGCAGCATTTCCGGCTCATACTTACCCTTACTGTGCAGGTATTGTATGGCCTTGTCGAAAGTTTTTTTCTTAAAACTAATGTTATTACCCGACGCGCTCGCCGAAAGGTTTTGGTACCCTATATTATAGAGCCCCGTTAGTTGGGCATGAAGTTTAACGGAGCTTACTGAAAATTTGGGTTTGTAGTAGTTTTCTGTTTAAGCCCGGTAACCTCAATGCCGAATTTTTGTTTAATCCATTCCGGGTCCACGTCCATATATGGTAAAAATCCTATGGTGCGGGTATATAACTCTCCGGTGTCCTCCTGTGGCTCGTGTTCGTAGTGTAATCCATCAGGTATTAATCCAATGCGGAATAACGCCGGGAGCACACGTTCGTTCATATACGTCGCCTCCGTCCGCTTATCAGCTTCAGCAATGGCGGTGAGCATACTCACTGAAACCTTTTCCTTACTTTCGTTGCCATTCTTTGTATCCTGTCCTATAACCGCGCCACTAAATAACAAAGACATTTCATTATTACACAACCTTATCAGGTTGTTGTAAACGTCGCCGTTGGTGTCGGCTCCTTTGGCAAAATCAAACTCTTCCGTTTCATCAATCACAAACCAGGCAGCGGCTCCCATATCGCGCATCATGCTTTCGGCACGTGTAAGCATAGCGGCGTCCTGAGTGTTTGTTTTTAATACTCTGGGTGGAATTCCGTAAATTTCACAAAGCTCACTCCAGCAGCTCTGTGCAAAGCGTTTGAAAAGAACGTGAGGAATTGCTTTGTTCAGCAGCCCATAATCTTTGATATTTCCAAATTCGAGCAGCCAGGTACCATATTCTTTAGTATTACGATAATCATCTCCCTTGTCGCTTGTTTCATCATAAAGCAGTATTCCTTTTTCAGGAATAATGTTTGTGCGGGGGATTAATATTACCTTAATGCCACTATCGTCAGTAATCAACTCAACAACTGTTGGGCCGTAAAACTTACTATCAATCATGTGCCCTCTTAGTTCATTAAAAAAAGATGCACTTTTTAGGATATCTGTACTTGCCTGGTCAATTTCTCCGGAGTCAGTTTTGAGCACAAAGGGGGCTGACTGTGTAATTAGTTTGCGGTTTTCAATCTGCGATGTAAGCAATGCGTCCTGTATAATATCATTATACAGATACTGAAGTTTAACCCGCTTAGGATTATCTGCGCTACCGGCTTGCCTTAATGCCGCCTGTCGGGTTGCGATATCCTGACGTGCGATACTGATACTTTTAGGCGCTATTTTTGCCGCATAGCCATCCTTACGCTTTACTGTATTCTGCTGTGCGCTGGTTGTAGTACCGGCAGCTGGTTTCTTTTTCTTGCTCATTTCTGCACTTTAATTTTAATAATCATGGTTAAACTTATCGCGGCTGCCAAAACGAAAGGGTTTTCCGCTGTCATCTGTTTCTGCTACGGCTAACAATACAGGAAGGCTTGGTGTTATGGCGGGAGCATTGTGGTATTTGCCGGTTCCTGATACTTTCTCAAGCCAGTCTATAGCTCTGTCGTATCTTTTCTGAACCTTTTCCTCAATAATATCCACATTACTAAGCCTGCATACATAATATACCGCCATGCTTTTGCATAACTCCAGCACCAGTGCGTTTCTGTTTGCGCCCTCAGAACCAAAGATGGCAGCGACATCGTACCGCGGTCTCCCGTCGCGCCACCGGCTTTGACCGCTTGGGCTAAGGTAACTCTTCATTTCTTCCACGGCCGCATCTATGCTCATTTGAACGATGTCGTTGTCAGTTTCGGTTATTTCGTCAAGCTGGTAGCTATAAATAGCGCTCTTAAGTTCTTCCGGTGTAATAAACATGGTTTATCTATTTTGTGATGAAATAGGCGGTATTTTCAATGTGTTGCATCGTTATTCCTTTTTTAAAGAACCGCGTTTTAACAAGGAATTTCAATCTTTTTTTTGTGGCCAGCATTGGCTTTCCGGCATAGATAAACACTATATATTTTCTATCCTCTGACTTCGATAACCTTACGGCCTTTTTTACTTTTTGCTCCAGGCGATACTCTAATATTTTTTTAAGTATCGGTGTAATGATGCGTTGCACTGCTTTTTTCATATTAAAAATGTCTGTTTTCGCGTCTGCCTAATAAATATTTTGATGTTGATGATCGTGTCCGTTTACTTAGCATCCACACGGCTCCCTCTACAGCATCTGGAGCATCGTCGTGGCTTTTGCTGCCTTTTTCAAACATGAGTAATTGTTCTACCAGTACTTTTACCCCGGCAGAATCCTTTTCTTTCTGATTAATAATAAATAATCCACGGTCAAATAATGGCGACATAGCCTCTATCCTGGAGAATTTGTCCGATTTTTTTCGATCATCGCCACGGATAGGTATCTGGTGTCCGGTAATTTTTCCCACGGTTTTAAACTCATCCAGTAATAAATCCTGTAGAAAATTTGCTTCCATATAATAAAGTACCGGAACCCTCCCATCAACCCAGTTCATTATATCATAATGCCAGGCCACCATTTCCGTTACAGAGGTTTGATCGGCATAAGCCTTTAGCAGATGAAATATGCCTTCCGGGGTTTTACCCAACAACATGGTTGCTTTATAATCCGCCGTGGTGGAATTTTTAAAACTGGGGTCGGTGTAACAAATTAAGGTATGGTACAGCTTCAGGTCGAGTATTTGTCCGTAACGGATATGTTTTTGTTTGAATACAGTTCCTTCATTGATTGGGTTATTCATGTATTCTTTCTGAAATCTCCGTTCGCCAACAAATTCACGTACTTTCTTTATTTCCTCCTGGCTGTAATTTTCTATCCAGCTCGGAAGCCCTTTTTTATCCAGTGCGTTTACGATAGTATGGTGAACTCCTGGACGCTCAGCATAGCGGCTTAATATACTATCCTTTCCAATCCGGTTACCCACCATTACAAACCTTCCTCTACCCATTGCCATCGTTCCGGCAAGGGCGGTGAGCATCCATTCCAGGGCGTCGCCTACGCGGCGCGGGTTGCGAACTAATTCATCATCGTCTATATCGTCAATGATGATGTAATCCGGACGTTTTCCCCTATCCTTTAACCCACGCGGGCTTTGGCTACGGCCTAAGGCCACAAACAGGCAACCGTCGGTAGTGTGGAATTCGCCTTCAGTCCATGATCCGGTTTTTACCTGTTCGCCAAAATCCTTAATAAATGCATGGTTATACTGAAGTTCTGCCTGTAGATCAGATAGCAGCCTTACGGCCATATCTTCACTTTTACTTACCAGCACCATCACTGATATTTTACGTGGCTGTTGTATTTTAAGCCATAGCGGAATAAGTAAACTTAAATGAGTGCTTTTTGCATGTCCTCGCGCCCATTCAAACAAAGCCCTGGTATCGTCGTGCGTCAGCAGGTATTGTGCGGCATCAATATGGAACTTACCACATTTCTTGGTTGCCAGGTGAGGGAAATAGGTTTCAACAAAAAAGGAATAATCTTTCCGTGCGCGATCTATCCTGCTGTTTTTATCCTGTTCGGATTCAGGAAAGGAAAAATCCTTTGAACCGATCCACTGAACGCGGTCAACCCATCGTTGCCAAAGCTCCTTATTAGTGCGATAGTTTGCCAT